CAATGTTTGTACAACACCTTGAATTTGACTACGTGTTAGTGAATCGTTTGGTTCAAATACGAACGGACGAGCAACAACTTGTAGACGTTCACGGATATAACATACCAATCTAGCTACGTTAATACGATCCAATGCACTCATTGTGTCTTTACTTGTCTTGTTACCATAATTTAGTAAGCCAACTCCAGTAAAGAACGCCATTGGGTTAATCTGATTTGTGTACAATACATCACGAATACTGTTACGATTCTTAACTACTTGGAACTCACCAGAACCCGCATCAATGTAACCTATATTAGTACAATTATCAATTGTACCGCGGCGTGTACCTGCTGGAGCTAACCAAGGATAAGCAATTGTATCGTTACGTAGTATTGTACGTAAAATCATATGACTTGCCGGAACAACAGCTTGTGCACCTGTCAAATCTGTAGCAATTCCACTTGGATAGAAAATACCCATGTATTCACTACGTCCTACCAATCCATCTTCACCAGTAGCAGTTGCATTCATGGTGTTGTTAGCCCAGGCTGCAATTTCAGTAGCAGAGTCTGGTAAACGCATTGGTGTATCACCGATAACGAATGCAGTATTGTTTCTTTCATTACTTAACTGAACCATGTCAGGCTGTAGTTCTGGATAACCAGGGCTTGCGATTAGATTTAAGAACGTATCTTCTTCACGCACTGCCATGTTAGTTCCGATCGCTGCCTTCATAGCTTGAACGATTAGATTACGTTGCGCCTTACGACCCATATAAGCTGATCCGTCTGATTTTAATCCGCTTACACTTACCCATGCATTATTTACAATAGGTAATTGTCTATCTGGATATTTGGCTGCTGTAAACCAATCTTTCTTAAATGCTTTTACATTATAGCTTGAACGGCGTGTGTTGAATAACAACATACCTTGTGGGTATGAGGTTGCAACTGGTGCATCTAAATCTAAGTAGTTACTTGTTAACAATGATTTAGTTGTTGGGATAGGATCATTTATTGGATCAACGTCACCTCGACCTGCCCAACGTGCATCAGCAAATAAAATACCGTTACTACTTGTTTGGTCGGTGTTATCAATCATAACCCATTTATCAACACCTTCAACTTGTTGCCAACGATATAGTGCTGGATAGTTTTCTAAATCATTGCTATCTAACCATAAATCACCATAATGCAATGCTGTTAATCCGTTGCTTTGTGTTTCAGGGGCATCTGTTGCAATAATTACACCATTCACATCGGTTGCATTTGGTGAGGGGTTACCAGCAGATACCGGATGTCCTGTGCTTTCGTATGCTACGTTACGATAACCTTTCCATACACCACCTCGTTGAACCATAATGTCAACTTGGTCAACTGCACTGTAATACCAGTTAGTATTTGTTGGAGGATTTGCGTAAGGAGCGCCTTCGTTAGCAATGTAGGTAATTCTCTTCCAGTTTGTTAATTGATACAAGTAACCCATATTAGGTGCACCTGATACATATGCCACAGACTGAATTGTAGTTGTAGTCGGTACTAATGTAATAACTTTAACTACTAAATCATGTGTACCGTTAGTACCAAATAAACTACTTCCTCTGACAGTGATTAAGTCACCAACTCCATAACCTGTACCGCCAGAAACAACACTATTAACATTGTAATAATTACCAGTTACGCCAACATTGAATGATGCTCCCGAACCAGAATTATTAGATGAATATTGAGCTGCGGCAGTAGCGGTTGCCCCGGCAACAGTACCTTTTATAACTTTAGGATTTACACCTGGTTGAAAACCTGCCGTATTTAATACAGTTGAGTTAGTATTGTTACCTGCTAATCCCATTAATATTTCACCACCTGCAGTATGTGTTAACTGAATATAACCATTGACTACTTTAGCAGTTGTATAAGGAATATTTTGTTGTGTCCATGCGGTTACAAATTCATTTGGTCCAGGTGTCCCTACATTAGGTAATGTAACTGTATATACTGAAGAACCATTTATTGAATTAGGAACGCTTACTCCAACAATAAAACTAGAACCTGTAACAAATGTTGGATTTGGTGTTGTGCCAGTAACAATTGTAGGGCCTGCAAATGCTCTTTCATAGAAGTACATAGGACTTCCGGGAGATACTGCTTCATACGCAAAGTCACCAATCATTGTTCCAGCAACAATATTTTTACCACCAGTTGAATCTAATTTATAGTTAGCCTCATCAATGGAGCTAAAGACTGTTAGTTTCTTAGAAAGAAAAGCTCCTGCTTTTTTATTAAATTGTGATAACACTAAGTTTACACCACCACCTGCTGTACTGGTCTTAATCCATACACTACCCGTTGGTCTTGGTGTATCTTGTTTTGATGTCCATAATGGCATTTGACTTGATGTACCGTATTGAACTGAAGGTTGCCAATAAGGTGCTGTTGAACTAATACCTAAGTAATCCGGATCTAAAATATTAGGTGAAGAAGCGTCGGCGGCGAAAGTCATTTTAGTGAATGGTTCTGGACTGCTTGAATAGATACATAGACGTCCTTGAACAACATTAGCACTTAGATAAGAAATTCCTAAAGCGTTGATAGTATCTGAAACGTCAGATACAGTAGTTCCTCCACCGATAGTAACGGTAGCAGTAAACTCATCAATCCCATTTACATTATATGTAATAGAAAATATACCGTTTACTAATGAATTCAGCGGTACCGCCGAAATTACTGCTGGAATAGACTTTTTCCATTCAGTTGAACCTAATCTTACCCATACATTACTTGGCGCTTTATACCAGTATTGTCCGTCATTGACTGGATTGCTGGATTCTTGGTATTTTGCATTGATTGCATACTGTCCGATATTACCTAAACTAGTTATCGGAACATTATAACCGTCTAAATATTCATCTTCAGTTATTACAATAGGTCCTCTGTTTGTAAATTTTCCGGTCACCGCACTGAATTCATATATACCCCATTGCGAATTAGTTGAATCTAACCAATAAGTACCGTCTGCTGGATCACCTTTAGGACGAACTAATGTTCCAACTAAACTACCCAAGTCAATGTCTGCACGTAGAACATAGCAACGATTAGAAATACCCATTAATGAGTAAGCAGCCAATAAGCCATATTCGTTTAATTCGTAACCATGAATTGGTGTTCCACCTGTTGTTTTGTAGAAGAACGGGTTACCAAACAATGTTACTAAGTCACGTTGACTTGTTACTTGATATAATTTACCTGCATTTGCTGGGGTTGTTCCTGCTGCCACTGCTGTTCCGGCAGCATTTAATTTGTTTGTGGCGGTTGCTACCAATAATAGAGGTACTGAGTTGGACGCGGCTGGTAAGTATTGACTTTGGTCAATTATTGTTACTTGCGTGCCTGGTGATACTAATGCCATGTTAAATTTCCTTTATGTTATGATTGTGAGGGTTAACGCCCTAGTCGTATTAATATTTAGCAATAATACTAAAAAACGGGTGATTAGCGTACCTTCGAAGGTTCAAACGATAAATATAGTATGAGACCAATATGCAAGACGTGCGGAAAGAATAACACTGCTGTAAACTACAAACGTGACGGAGTAACACATTATCGCAGTATGTGTGATGAATGTGGTCGAAAGAAAAATAAGCTTAAGCCAAGAGAACCCGGTTGGCAAAAAGCCGGATACAAGAAAAAAATCAAATGTGATTTATGCGGCTTTAATAGTTTGTATCCTAGTCAAACCACTGTGTTTCATATAGACGGTAATCTAGAACATACCGAGTTTACTAATCTACGCACAATTTGTTTAAACTGTGTTGAAGTAATTAAAAGAAAAGAAGTTAACTGGCGTAGGGGAGATTTAGAAGTTGACTGAGGGTAGAATGTAAGTCATCAATTGATCCGTTATTATCAATTTGGTAATCATAGTTTAGCCCTACGCTGGAGTACTCACTAGCATGAATCTTTGCTTTGTCCAACTTAGCTTTGCTCAATGACCAAAGACTGTTCCCATCAGGTCCCTTATTAAATGCTTTTGCCGCATCATACCATTCAGGTTCAGGGCCTCTATTTGCTCGTAAAGTAATACCACCTGCACTTTTGATAGCATTAACTTCATTGAGAAACCTACAGTCGGTAATAACAATATCATCTTTTGTTTGACGTAGTTTATTCTCTACGCTTGCTACCCAGATATCATCATGGAAGTTAGCACGGCATACTTCTGTACCCCATTGTTGTAGTACCCAGCGTGGTGTAAGTTCAGGTATGCCTAGTCGGTCACTCCACCAAGGATCAACTTGTTCACGCCATTTACGGCTAGATTTAGTTGTACCCTCAAGCATATCACGTTCCCAGCCAAAGACACTTGCTACTGCGTCTTTAAGACTAGCCGCAAAACTAATGCGTTTAAACTTATGGTTTGTTACTAGATAGTCGGCTATAGTATCTTTGCCGCTTCCGATTAATCCTGTTACACCTATAATCATACATTCTCCTCTATTAGTAATTATATTACTAATGTATGACATACGCTAGTATTTAGGTTAACCTTGTATCCATGTCATTGGTTGACTGTGGTCAACATATCGTTTTAACTCATCAATGAGTTGTGTTTGCATTGCCACACCTTCTGCTTTTAGTGCAGTACCATTTAATGTAGTACCGCCACCTGGACCTGCCAGACTAGCAAACTTTTCACGGGCCTCACCCAATGCTAACTTTACTGTTGCTAATGTAAAGTCACCAATCCAAACACCTGACCCTGGATCTTGTAACAATTCTGATTCAGGTCGTTGTAAATCACCCCAAATTAATATCTTTTCACCGGTTGCTTTTACATCACGAACCAATTTGATTTGTTTTGTTACTGGATTAAAAGTGTATACAATATATCCACCGAACATACGTGCGGCTAATTCAATATACCCTGCATAAAAATCGTATGTTGCTAAACCACCTGCATGGTTATAGTTAAGTAGATATGTATTAAGAATTGCACTACTAAATGGATCAAAACTACTAGAGCTAGGACCTGTTTCTAATCCAATTGTTCTACGAAAAACTTGTCTTACACCAACAAACTCATCGGGAAGAGTATAAGTGTTAACATGAGCAGTTAATTCCATTAATGTATAGGATTCTACTGTAGAATTTTGAGCACGTTGACGATATACTTGAAGTGCATATTTGTATGCCGCTTCATAATGTGCAGGATCAAGTTCAATATCTATCATCCCGCCGCCAAGACGTAATTCTAGATTCTTAAATAATCCCTCTTTTAATTCTTGTAATGAAAGTGCTGTTGCCATATTTGTTTACCTGATATGTATGTATTTATCAGGTAAACAGGGATATCAGATATCGTTATGTTGACGATT